GTGCTCTTAACGATCCGCTTGGGGGCTTTTGCCTTATCCTTGGTCGCGGTCTGCACAGCCTTCTGGCCTTTCTGGTAGAGCCTCGCCATGTGAAGCACCTTGATGGCAATTGGATCAACCAGATTGCTGACAACGTCAGCCGGAATTCCCTGCTCGGTAGCGAACGTGCAGATTTCCCCGTAGAGGTCCTTGTTGAACCCGGGGATGCCCGTCGAGGGGTCTGAGAGGACCTTGATGGTCTCGTGAGCCTGATCCATCAGAGCCTGGTGCTGCTGATGACGGAGCGCCTCGGCAACCCGAGCGGTCTCCATTTCCAGGTACTGCACGTCTTCATATGCGGTCTGGGCTGCATTACGAACCGCGATAAGCTCCTCCTCGGAGATGTTCGGGTTCTTGGCAGCCGCAAGCAGGTCGATATTGGCGTAAGGCGCGTAGCGCTCCCGGGCTCGCTCCAACAGGATGTTTGACTGTGCCACCAGCACCGCACCGTGTTCGTCAACGGACTTGCGACGTGACGCCACTTCCTGCGACTTGCGTGTGAGGGACGCTTCCTGGCCTGCGAGGCGCTTCAAGGCGCCAAGGGAGAACTCCTGCTCTTGTCCGTCAACCGAGACCTTGATCTTGTGGTCATCGGAGATTGTGACGGTATCCTGGTCTGCGTCTTCGGAGCCTTCCTCGTCATCGGAGGCTTCGTCAGCCTCGTGACCATCGGGCTCCTGGTCGTCCTGGGCAGCTTCCTGCCTCTTGGTCTTGTCGTCATCGTCGTCAGACTCGGATGGCTCCTCTGGAGCGTCCAATTTCCACGCCTTTGCGAAAGCGTCGCCAGCATCATATTCAGTGGCGACTTCTGGGGTTACCGACACGTCCTCTCGGATGGTGCTCATTTAATCCTCAATGTCCTCGCCAACTTCGTCAGGGTCGAGGCTCTGTGCTTCGTTCTTTTCGATGATCCTGGCGGCGGCCTCTGCCAAGCCGACAAGGTGGCCGATAAAGCCGGTCATCGCTCTGATTTGCGCGTATTCAAATTCACGCGCTTTAGTCTCTTGCGGCTGGCTCTCCACAATGCGAGAGAGCATTCCGTCCGTGTAGTCCTTGTAGAGGCGGTTGAAGGTCTCGTTTTCCACGAGCGCCCTTGCATACGCCCCTACGTCCAGAATTTGGTCATCCGTCATCCGAACAGCCCGCTCAAGATACCGAGGGGAGCGCTGGCTGCCCCGCCAGGGTCGATAAGCTCACCCGTAGCAGGGTCTCGCATCATCGCTGCGTTGCGTCGGAACATGTCCATCATCGGGGATGACTGGGCTTTGGGCGCGGAGGGAGCCTGTGGCATCGTTGCCTGCCTCACGATCCGCTTAGGGGGCGGTGGAGGCGCTTGAGGGGGCGGAGCTGGAGGCGCTTGAGGTGCCGGAGGCGTCCAATTGGGTGCCATCGTGCCTCTCAGCGCATCACTGCCCATTTGCCCCGGAGGAGGCGCGATAGGCGGCGGAGCCACTGGCATGGGAGCGGGGCTTGGAGGCGGCACCACCGACCTGGTGAGGGCTGGAGGAGCCTGCGGAGCGCCCTGAGCCATCGCAGCCATTAAAGGCGACGACGCTTTCTTGCTCTCCTCCATCGCGGCAAGGCGGCGCATTGCATCAGCCCTTTGCTCCGTAGTGGCTACCGGAGTAGGTCCAGGCGCCTGAGGCCATTCACGTCCCATCTTAGCAGTCAGAGCAGCAAAGCCGGGAGGCAGTTGATGACCCGTAGGCATTGGAGGTGGTATTTGCCCTGGAGGAGGCCCCGGCTGAGCCGGAGCCGAGGTCATCGGACTGGTCGGCTGAGGCTGAGGCACTTTGTCCTTAGGGATAGGCACGAAGTCCGGACGGAAATCGAGAGGATTCCTCCGAGGCCGTGGAGGGCCGTAGGGCGTCCTGGCTCGCAGGTCGTCCTTTTCAGCCTGAGCTGCCTGCCAGATTCTCGCTATGCGGTCTCGGTCGCCGCCAAGGCCAGCCATCAAATGAGGGCCGATGGCGTTGAAGGTCGAAACCTCCAACGGCCTTATCGGACTATTAGGGTCAACATAGTCGTTAACCCAACTCGGCAGCACGTCCCTGGCAATCCGATTAGTCCGATCTTCAAGGGCTTTCCACTGATCCCATTGCTTTCCCAGATGGGCAAGCCGCTCCTCAGGGGTACGGTTCCAGTCCTTCACCGCTTCGTTGAGCAGCCCCCACCATCCAAGGCCAATCTTAGGAGTCTGAGGGAACCGGTTTTGCAGCAGCCGTTTGGAGAGCCACGAAGTGAGAAGCCCTCCACCAGCGAACCCTGGGGTCTGTTTCTGATCGTCCTGCTGATCCATTCTTACCTCGGACTGATGATGGCACGCTGAGACTCAGGCGGAGCCTCTTCGAGTAGCGTGGTTTCACGCTGAGCCACGTCAACCTTGTTATGAATATCGAGGTCTTTACGGTCAGCGTCGCGATGCGCAGAGAACTCTTTGATCTGAGCCATCATTTGCTGGACCTGTACCTTGAGCATATCGATCTCATGGCGACCCTGAGACTTCGCCATTGCCGCCTGGGCTGTCAGCATCGCTGCCTGGGCTTTCTGGCCTTCAATCTCAAGCTTCTTAATGGCAAGAGGATCAGGACCGGGGGGCTGCACTTTGTCTGGCGTAATCAGGTAGTCGTTGACGTTCTTAAAGCCGTTCCGCTTCAAGCCGTCGCTGAGCAGCTTGTACTGCTTGTCAGGCGGGCAGAATAGAGAGGCTTTCGGGTCGTGGCTGAGCAAGCCCCACAATTGGGCGTACTTGGCGGCTTCCTTTTCCTGCTCTCCGTATCCAACATGCAGGGAGACCTGGACCATCCTGGTGGGTGTCCAGAGCCTTGGATCAATCTGCACGAACTCGTTGTTGAATTCCCAGACCTTCTTACGGCTCTGGTTCTCAATCACCACGCGACGGCACGCCAGGAACAGGTCCTGTACGAACATAGCGAAGTTACGTGCAATGATCTTCTGACGGACCTGCGAGAGGTTCACCAAGTCGTTGACCATGCCCTGCGAGTTCTGCGAGCTGATGGCGTCCTTGTTGAGGCCCTGAGAGAGGGAGGAAAGACCTGTCGTTTCCTCTTTACTGGACTTCAACATCTCCAGCGTTGGGAACACGAACTGGTTCATTTGTGGATAGGGCAGCACGCCGATGGAGTCGCGAGACTTCACGTTCACGATGCCACGCAGGCGGTTCTCCAGCAACTCCTTCGGATTCGTCAGGGAGTTGTTGAGCACCGTCCAACGCGGATTAGTCGTGGTGGCTGTGTGGTCCAGGATCGAACGCATGAGCACTGTGCGTGCGTTCTGCGTCGGTACGATCCGCTTTGCGAAGTTGTTTCCGAACTGCGAATGAGGGCGGCGGAGAGGCTTGAAGTCCAGGAAGTTATCCCTGGATACTTCGTCAAGCTCAAACATCTGACCGCCTGCATGGACAATCCGGTAGAGGGTTGCCGTGCCGTCACTGCCGAGAGCCAGCTTGATGAAGGTCTCATAGACCATGACAAGCTCGTTTTCCGGCTGAGCGGCGTCACGTGGCATCCGGTCGCTGGTATCCTGGTCACGAACCTGACGTTCGCTGTCGAATTCCAGTTCGTTCGAGGTACCGATCTTCTCGACCTTGTCGCGCGGATAGCCTTCTTTGACTAGCTCTGAGCGGGTCTTGAGGGTCTTTCGTCCACGGACACCGTCCTCCCGGCGCTTCTTCGTTCCGTCAGAGAAATACTCCTCAGGCGGCACGTTCTCAATCCGCAAGCCGGACTTGTCGATAAGGCGCGTCCAGGTTCCCTTGTAGGAGCCGTCGTCTTCGTCAAGTTCGAGGTTAAGCTCAACGTCCTCCTGCGAGGCAAGAGCCTGCGCATCATCCATGCTCATTCCATGCACGGTGTGCTCGTCGCGCTCAAGGCGTTCTTCCCAGTAGTACTGGATTAGACCGTTCCGGTTCTTCAAGGCATCGTCAATAACGTCCTCAAAGACCTCAAAGCCCTTGTTCTCCTCCATAATCAAGTAGGAGATATAGGACGTTTCGAGGCGTGTCACATCAACGTCAGCTTCGTTCAAGGGCTTAAAGCGCACAATGTCGTGCCGACCACCGAACACTTCCAGTAGCTGCGACTTCATGGAATCGACGCCATCTTGCACGTCAGGCGACACGTAGCTTGAGCTACCTTCGTGTTGACGCTTCGGGAGCTGCCCATCATAGTAGCGCTGCATCCGGGTGCGCTCGGTAGACAGGATGCTGTCAACCCATGACGTGGACCTGGAGACCGCCGGGTCTACCAGCGCCATAATCTCGTCTTCCGTCTTCCCGTACTTCTTCTTTGTGTCTAAACTCAAATTGCACTCACATAGTAGTCGTCAGGGGTCTCGACGGGGACCGTTCGTCCTGGGTGAATGTGGTTCGCGATGGCGAGCGACATAACGCAGTCATCGTGACACTTCGCTTCTGCGGCCATCTTGCCAGCGGCGTTCACAACAAATGTCTGCATTTCTTTCAGCGTAGTAGTATCGTTTACGAAGATGTCGCCATCTCTAAGAGCGCCGCGCAACCTGTCAATGATCAGCGGACGTGTCGAAACGTCGGTATAGTGTCCTACGATCAAGGTGTCCCGGTCCTCAATCTGCCCCTCTCTAATGTCGAGGTAGACGTTGGGGTATTCGAGGTTCTTGTAGAGCCGCAAACAGGTCACAAGACCGTGATTGTTCCGCTCCGGTCCGATCAGCGCATCGTTAAAGTAACGACCGATGCACGCCAAAAGGTCTGCGAAGTAGTCAGGTTCGTCCTGACAACGGAAAACGGCAACTTGCCTCTTTTCGCTGTCGAGAACGTGAGCGACAGACCAGTCGCCATCTCTTGTGCCGACACCAACGTCAGCGCCGATCGTGTACTGCTCTTTCTTGTCTCTCGGTCGAAAGACCTTCAACCGGCCTACAGGGGATTTTTCGAGGCGGAGAACTGGATTGTCTTTGTGATCAAGTCCGCACTCCTCCACGTCCATCAGATAGATTGGCTCCGGAGCCTTCGCAATGAGGTCAACCACGAGGTCGGGGTTGAACACTGGGCGACCTGAGGCGATGAAGGCCTCGTCAGGGCAGCAAGGGTATTCCTGGCGGAACTTGTCCCTGCCGACCGCATTGACCATTTGCCGGCGCCACATGAGCTGCTCGTCATCAACAAGACCTGCGTGGCCGTAGGTGTCGAGGAGGTCTTGCTCCTCCATGGTGCGTTCGAACCCCTCAGCAACAGGGGCACGGTATTCCGCACTCTCGAACCAGGCCGCGAAGAAAGGCTCAAAGTCAATCTCACCAGCGACGGCGGCATCCCAGAGCGTCTTGAAGAGGTTGAAGCCGTTCGCGGTGGACTCGATATAGACCTCGGTGTCCGGAGTGTTCGGTATAGCCTGAATCAGCGCGTTGAAGTTCTCCTCAGCGCTGTCTGGCGGCCAGAAGGCAAGCTCTGAAAGGTGCGCGTCGGTGATCGTTTCACCACGTGCAATTCCATCGCCGCCTGCTGTCGCCACCATGATGCCTGTGTCCAGTAATTGGAACACTAGCTCTTTACGGCTTGAGAACTTTGTTTCCGGCTTAAGCAGCTCCGGACACAGCGTGTGGTATCGCTGATACATGTCGAACAGCGAACGTGTACTGTCTGCCTTGTGCGCGACCACAAGGCCCTTACGAGCCTTGCGCTGCGAGAGCCTGGCATAGTTCCTGCCAGACACGTAGGTGGAGAAGCCCTGCTGGCGGCCTTTGAGAATGATCTTTCGGACCTTGCCAGTTCGCTTACGCTGATCCTCAACATCAACGTTGAAGCGCCGTTGCACAGCATTCAGCGTAAACGGTTTGACTTCCCCCAGTTTGGTTCGCACGCGCAATGCGTGCTTACTGTAGAACGTGAAGTCTTCAAACAGTCGCTTACGAAGCGCTGCTTTCTCCTGCGTAGTCGCCATGATTGTCCCTGAGAGCGGCTTCCAGCCACTCCTCGGACTTGAGGTTCACGTTGCTGTCTGTCGCAGGTTTCTTCTTCGTCCACTCAAGGACGGTACGAATGTAGGAGACTCTGTTGGCTGCTTGCGTCAGAGGGCTAATAGCTCCAATGACGGCCTCACGGAGTGCAGCTTCGGCCATCCCTTCTTCGGTTTTCGGAATGCGGACTTCGTAGCTCATACCGTTGCTTTCAACGGTCGTGACCTCGAAAGCCCCTGGTTTGGTTTCGTCAACCATGCCTTTTGCCTTCATTTGATCGATAATAAGATCAGCCTTGATGCCATCGTACACACGCTGAGCGTCAGCGCGGTACCTATTCCAGCCGGTAGGGACCCCAGTGCGGATTGGTGAACTGCGTGCAGCTCTGGCCTTCGCCATGTTCATGCATGCGCGGGCGTGCTGCACGGGGTCCCTATAGACTTTCTTTTGCGCTTCGCTTCTCCTGCGAAGCTCCTCTCCGGCTGTCTTTGGATAGAGCTTCGATCGCCCTGAGCCTCTGCGCTTGCGGCGCTTGGTGCCTCTGCTAATAAAAGCTACTTTTTCGAGGACCATAGGCTGTTGACCACATCGTCAGAGAGATGCTTTTGGATGTGCTCCGCATACTTCGGAAACTCTTTATGCATCGCGTCCCTGACCTTCTTCACCATTTCAGGACTGTCTGAGCCCCACAAGGCTGCGTGGTACTTCTGGAAGTCGGCCCTGTCTTTCACGCTCGGCATCTCCTTCATAATGTTGAAGAAGGCGTCCTCCTCACCACGGAGGCGGCGCTCAGTGGATTGCCGATAGAGTTCGGGGTACCTGACCGATTTGCGTTTTTGAGCTTCCTCCAGGATCAAATGCGAAGCCTCTGACGCTGGAAGGTACGAGTGCGGCGACTCTGGGAGCTGGAACGACTCGTCGGGCGAAGCTGGAGCTTCAACCGGAGGCGCTTTGACCGCGGCTGGTCGCTTGGCATTAGCCTTCTGCTCAAGCTCCTGTCGCCTTGCCTCGTCTCGCTGCTGTCGGTCCTTCCGCATGGCTTCGTCACGCTGCTGTCGGTCCTTCCGCATGGCTTCGTCACGAGCCTGGCGTTCCTTCCGCATCGCATCGTCACGCTGCTGCTTGGCATCGTCGCGCTGCTTCTGGATTGCCAGCTTATTCTCAGCCCTCTGCTGGTCTAGCACACGCTTTGTTTCGGCTGCCTGCTGAGCTGCCTTCTGCTTAGCTTCGGCCTTTTGCGCGTCCGAGGCGGCCTTCTCTTTGGCCTTTTGCTCGCCTGCCAACTGCTTGAGTAGGGCGGTTGCCGAATCGACGTGCTGTTTCTGCTGAGCCTTCTGGGCTTGAGCCTGGACCTGAGCCTGCGCTTTATTGCGCGCGGCAAGCTGCTGAATCAGTGGCATCCCCTGTAGGATTGTCTGCTGATTTTGCTGCCTCTGCTGCTGCTGCTGTTGCCTCTCTTGGAGTCGCTGTAGCTGCTGAGGCGTGTGCTGGTTGACCGGCCCCCAAGGCTGGGTTGGAGCCTGAGGCGGAGGCACAGCGGGTCCGGTCGGACCGGAGCGAGGACCAAATGTGGGTACACCGCTACCATCGCCGAACCGTTCCGTGAACGTCTTCGCTGGTGAAGCCAGACCGAGGCCACGGTCCAGACCGTACAGGCCTGCTAGCCCGGCGGCACCGACCCCAAGGCCGGTTAGCGCGTGAGGGACTGCGGCCGAGATCGAATCAAGACCAATGGCGCCCTTTCCAGCCATGTGCATGAGCGCCCCAAGACCCATGGCGCCGCCCGCGGCTTTTCCGAGGTGGTGCAACACGGCGGTATGAG